CGGAACACGTCGCCAACCTGTTGGCAACGATCACGAACCCCAGCTCTACGGCCCAGGCGCTGCGGATCGTATTCACGGCCACCGGCGAGGTAACAAACCCGTTCTTGATCGACGTCAAGCGACAGGAAACCTTAAAGGTAGGCACCACAAAGAAACCCTTTGTAATGCACAACGGCGACACGATCACCGTTACCACATCCCTGTCGAATATGCACATCATGTTAACCAGCGGCGGCGTAGAAACCGAAATCACGAACCGGGCCACCTGGCCCGTGGCGTGGTTGAAGTTGCAGCCGGGTGAAAACCTGTACCGCTATGGTGCATTATCCGGCGAACAGTCGCTACAGGTGCAAATCTGGCACCGGCAGAGCTATGGAGGTGCCTAACCGTGACGGAACAGCCTATTTTGTCGTTTTACTCTCCTGGGCTGGAACTGTGTTTCGATCTGGGCGAATACAAGAGCCTGCGGTGGCGGCCTATGTATGACAAGCCCGGAGAATTTGAACTGCACACCAGCCCTCACCTGTTCCAACTGGTCCACCGTGGACAGCTTATCTTACGGGCAGACCGTCCGAAAGAAACCGTAAAGGTGGAGGGAGTAGAAATCGAAAGCGGCGCCCTTATCATAACGGGCCGCTTTCTGTCCTGCGCCCTGGCTGATGCAGGTATCAGAACGATGCACCGCTTCGACGGCCCCATAGAGGACGCTATGCGGCAGCTGGTACAGGAAGAATACAGCCGTGTCCCCCGTACCCTACCTATGAAGCTGGCCGAACCCGGCGGCTTTTTGGCGACAATCCAGTGCCAGGTGAGCTTAAAGAACCTTTTGACCGTGCTGCAAGCTATGGCGAAGGCGGGCGGCCTGGGCTTCCGGGTTTATGCAGACCCGGAGGAACAGGCCCTGTACTTTGAGATTTATGAAGGCATTGACCGGACGGAGAGCCAGGAAGAAAACGCCCGTGTCACCTTCTCCAATGTCTATTTCAACATCGACAAACCCCATTACACCGAAAACGAAGCCAATTATAAGAATTACGCTATTGTTTGCGGTGCTGGTGAGGGTATGGACCGCACAATCGTGGAGGTAGACAGAACCAACGGAGAAGACCGAAGGGAATTGCTTATTGACGCCCGCGACTTGTCCCAGGGAGAGCAGACCGCCGCCCAGTACAAGGCTGTGCTTACTCAGCGCGGCTATGACAAATTGGACGAGCATAACAGAATCCAGAGTTTTGAAGCCGGTATCAAGTCCAGCAGCCAATTCCGCTATACGGAGGACTGGAACCTGGGCGACATTGTAACCGGCAGACAAACCGAATGGGGCGTGGCCATGGATCAGAGAGTTACCGAAGTAGAAGAAGTTTACGAAAACGACGCTATGACGGTAACGCCCACCCTGGGCACCCCTGCCCCCGAAACCTACAATTTGGAGGATAACATAGCATGAGCAAAACAATGGAAAAGGGTACAGAAAACGCTATTTTCCTGGATGGCCGGGATTATACAGCGGCAGACCTGTACCGCCTTATTGGGCTGCTTGTGGGTAATGGCGTCTATTTGAATGAACTGGCCCCCACGGCCACAAACGAGGATATGAGCATCACCCACGGCGCTGGTCATGCCTGGATCGGCGGCGTTGCCTATTGGAACACTACGCCGTTTACTCTGGGCATTGATACCGCTGACGGTAGCCTGAACAGATACGACAGCCTTATGGTTCGGCTTAACCTGTCCATTAACGAGGTTTACGCCGTTATCGTACAGGGTGCCTATGCAACCAACCCCACGCCCCCGGCCTGCGTCCGGAACGCTGAAACCTTCGATTTGAAGATTTGCGACATTTACGTTCCTGCTGGTTGTACGAAGATTACCCAGGACAACATAACGGACACCCGCCTGGACTCTTCTGTCTGCGGCGTCCCCGTGTTCCCGGTGGAACACCTGGACATGAGTTCTTTCTATCGGCAGATTAACACCGATCTGGTCAATTTCAAGAACCGGGAGGAGGCCGACTTCGCCGCGTGGGTGGACGATCAGCAGGAAACCAACCTGGCCATGCTGGCCGCTATGGTTGAAGTTGTCCGCAACACCAGCGACGAGAGCCGGGAAGAGATTCTGGCACTTCTGGCCCAGTTGAACAACCTGGTGAACGCTGACACCGTGGGCGAATTGATTCTGGCAATCAATAACACACAGAAAGCAGTTGACCAGGTGGCAGACACCAGGGCGCGGCTTTTTAGCTGCACCTTTAAGGCTGCCGGTTGGGCAGCTGCCCCCGGTGGCGGCTATGCTCAGACCGTAGCCTGCCCCGGCGTCACCGAAAACACCCAGACCGCCCGGCCCTTCATTCTGCCCGATCTGGAAGACCCGGACGCGGACGAAGCCAACGAAGAGGCCCTGGGCATGATTGCAGGCGGTGAAACCCAGGACGGCAGTATTATGCTGCACTGTCGGGAAGACGCCCCGCCTGTCGATCTGAAAATCTACTTTTTAGGAGTTGAAACAGATGGCTAAGATTCCCAAACCCGGAGCCAGCGGCGGCGCAGCAAAAACAAAGCTCATTATCCAGCTGAGTGCCAGCAATGGCACCAGTCTGGCCGGGCAGCCCGTAACCGTTACGGAACTGAATAGCGGCCTGGAAATTGCCAGTTTTGTTTATTCCGGCCAGCCGGAAACCTTGAAGCTGCCCGCTGGTATTACTTTCAAAGTCAGCACCGTGGACCGTATGGCTTTTGTTACCCCGGAGCCTGTGACCGGCGTCCTGGTTGACGATACCACGGTGGTGCTGTCTTTCCTGGCCTGTACCCGTTACGGCTACCGCCGGGAGAAAGCCAACAGCGACCCCAACAGCCGCATTACATACCTTTTTGACGCCGTAGGTAAAACCCCTATGTCCGTCAACCTGTCCACCCACGCGCCCGTCTGGGGCAGCTGGAAAGACTTCGTTTACGAAGTTGCTACCCCCGTTATGCTGAACACTGACGGTACAGAAGCCTATGAACTGAACCGGGAAAACCAGACCTTGAAAGCCACCGGCGAAAGCAGCGACGTGGCAAATTCCGCCTTTGACGGAAATGCAATGGTCCGTTTCAGCGGTAAATGGAAATGGGTAAAGCGTTACGAAGATGCTAGTTACCAGTATGTCATTTTCGCAGACGGCCAGCCCGACGAAACCTATAAAGCCTATGCGCACACCAACATGAACGGCAGAATTATGGACCGTTTTTATTGGGGTATGTACAAGGGCGACAACGTCGGCAATAAGCTGCGGAGCATTGCGGGCCTGTCAGTTATGGTTAACCAGACCAGAAACACCGAAGTGGCATACGCCCAGGCAATCGGCGCGGGCTATGACACAATTTATAATTCCGGCTGGCAGTACATTGCCGACCTGCTGACCCTTGTTTCCAAAAACGACAATGGCCAGGCGGTATTCGGCAGCGGCAGAAGCAAGAGCAGCAACACCGCCGCCATTGCCACCGGCACGACGAAGACCTACGGCCCCTTCTGGGGGTCCAATGATGAAACCAGCGACGTGAAGGTGTTCTGGATCGAAGGATTTTGGGGCAACGTCTGGGAAGGTATGCGCGGCCTTATCAATTACAACGGTAATATTAAGGCCAAAATGGTGCCCCCGTACAATTTCGACGGCACCGACTACGTTAGCACCGGCAAGGTGCCCGCCGGTACTTCTGGCGGATTTATCGACACCGCCTATATGGACAGTGAGGTGGGATTCGTCCCGATCACGGCCAACGGCAGCGGAACAACCTACTATTGTGACGGTATGTGGTTTAACAATGGACAGGTGGACTACGCGCTTGTGGGCGGCGCCTGGGACTACGCCCTGAGGTGCGGCCCCCGCTATGTCGCCTTGAACAGCCTGGCGTCGCAGCCGTACGCGTCCTTCGGGTCCCGCCTTTCGTTTATACCCCCTGCCGCGTAAGCGGCCAGCAGGGGACCGGGGGCGGCCAGCCCCCGCAAAGAACCTTGTAATTATTTGGGTACTATCATGCAGACGGACCGGCGTTCTGCGCTCTGTCTGGGCGCGCTTGTGGGCGGCAACTGGAACAACGCCCTGAAGTGCGGCCCCCGCTATGTCAACTTGAACAACCTGGCGTCGCAGACGAACGCGAACATCGGGTCCCGCCATTCTATCCCAAAATTAGAAATCCTTTCACTTTGCATGATAGCACCCCGCCGCTGGGCGAAAATTAAGCCGGTTAAGGGGTCCGCTTAGTAGGCAGCAGCCGAAAGGCGGCAAGGCGATAGAAAGGAAAATAAACCCTACCATGAAACGCATAGGAAACCTTTATGACGAAATAGCCAGCCCGGACAATGTACGGGCGGCAATTCTGAAAGCCAGCAAGGGAAAGCGCGACCGGCCCCAGGTCCGGGCCGTGCTGGACGATCTGGAAAACAAGGTTTTGGAACTGTCCCACGCCCTGCGGACGGAAACGGTGGAGCTTCACCAGTACACCGCCGACCAAAGGGTGGAGGGGAGCCGGAACAAAAAGCGGATTATTCACAAGCCGCGCTTTTGGCCGGATCAATGCGTACACTGGGCAATTTACAACGTAATGGGTGCCCACCTTTACAGGGGCTTTTACTCTGTTACCTGCGGCAGCGTTCCGGGCCGTGGCGTCCATTATGGGAAAAAGTTCGTTGAAAAGTGGATCAGAACAGACCGGAAAAACACCCGGTATTATCTGAAAATGGATGTACACCATTTTTATCCATCGATCCCGAACGACAGACTAAAGGCGTCGCTGCGCCGAAAGTTTAAGGACAAGCGGATGCTTGCCCTTCTGGATCGTATTATAGACCTTGATAACGGTCTGCCCATCGGTATGCTGTTGAGCCAATGCCTTGCAAATTTCTATCTTGCCCCGCTGGATTTTTACATCAAGCAACAGCTGGGCGCGACGTATTACATCCGATACATGGACGACATGGTGGTTTTCGGCCCCAATAAAAAGAAGCTCCATAAAATGCGGGTCCAAATTGAAGAGTGGATGACTGCCAACGGCCTGGAAATGAAGGGCAACTGGCAAATCTGCAAAGAGGACAAGGAACCGCTGGACTTTATGGGCTTTCGATTTTGGCGGGACCGCACCACCCTGCGCCGCTCCATTATGCTGCGGATCACCCGGAGAGTTCGCCGGGTGGATAAGAAAGGCCGGTGGGCCACGCCCCAGGACGCCGCTGCAATACTGTCTTATATGGGTTGGATATACGCAAGCGATACCCACAAAATGTTCTTAACCTGGATAAAACCGCACCTACATATCCAGAGAATGAAAAACATAGTAAGGAGGGCGCAACGTGAAGCACTACAAAAGCGCAAGCACCGAAAGGCCGCCGGAGTGGGACACCACCACTTCCCTGGAAGTGGTTTACCATAATTACAACATTGTGGAAGTCCCGGCAACCGATGAAAACCCGCTCATGTTTGAGTATGAGGTGGACCAGTACACCCGAATGGAGTACCTGGAACACGAAGCAGCCAAACAGGAAAAATTGAGGGCAAAACTGGAAGAAGCTATGGCAAGCAATACAGAGGACATTACCGGCGTCCAGCTTGCCCTTGCTGAAATCTTTGAAATGATCGTAAACGGAGGGCTTTAACATGGCCGCTATCTACGCCGCCCTTATCAAAAAGGGCATGAAAACCATTGACGATGTACCGGAAATCCTGCGCGACGAAGTGCGCCGGATTCTGGACGAAGCATAATGCTGGGCTACATCAAAAATTTAATCAGAAAGGTGGTGGAAGATATGGCAATCATTTACGCGCAGCTGATTATCAAGGGTAAGCGGACCTTTGAGAGCGTCCCCGCGCTGGTAAAGCCCCAGGTTAAGGAAATCTTGACCGACATGGAGCTGCCGGAGTTGGCCGCTGAGTAAACGGCAACAAAAACCACACGGAGGGGAAGCCCTCTGTGTGGTGACTGTCGAAAGGAGGCGAGAAAATGACCAACAGGCAGAAACAGAACCTTTTGCAATACCTGGATTACTATAAGGGGATCCCGGACGATATTTGGGGCGACAAGTCCCGGAGCGCTACGGAAGCCTTTCAGCGGGATTACCAACTGACGGTTGACGGCATTTTCGGCAACGCCACGGCTGCCCGGATTCTGGAAGTTATCGCGTCCGGCGAACATCCCCAGACCCAGGCCCCCGCAGCTGACCCCGATAACAGTACAGAGGATTCCACCAACGAAAACGCCGCCGCTGATAACAAAACGGGGACGTTTTGGGACGGTATCAAGTATTTCACAAGAGAAGAATTTCGCTGCCAATGCTATAAGCAGGTGGCACGGTATGGCGGGCCGTACTGCGACGGATTCCCGGTAGAGCCGGACGAAACCCTGTTGCTGGTGCTTGACGAAATCCGGCGCCGCGCGGGGGTGCCTATTCTCATTGTGGACGCGGGCGGGTCTGGTATTCGCTGCCAGCAGCACAACGCCCACGTCGGCGGCGTGGCCAATTCGGAACACAAATACGGCAGAGCCGCAGACCTGCACCCGGATGGAATGACACCGGCCAAACTGTACGCCATTGCGGTGGAAGTATGCGCCGAAATGATTCCGGGCCGGGGCGGCATCGGCTTGTATGACTGGGGCGTCCATGTGGACGTCGGTAAATATTCCAGGTGGAACGGATGAAGCCAGGATATACCGTAAACGGGTTAAAAGAGTTCCGGGAGGTCCGGCACATCCCGGAACTGATTTACGCAATGCTGCCGGATGAACCCCAGCTGGAGGACGGTATTTTTTACGTTGTGGACGATTCGCCATATGTAGAATATAACTGTCCCTGCGGCTGCGGCAGCGTCGTAATGCTGCCAACAAAACGCCACACCGACGGGAAAACCGGGTGGGACTACATAGAGCGCGACGGAAAAGTAACCCTTTCCCCGTCCGTGTTTTCCACCGGCTTTCCCTGCCGGTCCCACTATTTCATCCGGGGGAACCGGGTGGAATGGTGCCGCTAGTCAAGGTCTAGCTGAGAGCTATTTGAGGTCTAGCTGACACAATACAAACGGGCGGGAGGTGAAAACAAATGGACATGGAAACCGTTATTGCGTGCTGCGTCGGTCTGGGGGTGCCTACGCTGGTACAGTTAAGCCCCCTAAAAATTAACCCGTGGAGCTGGTTGTTTAAGATGCTGAAATGGATATGGCAAGCCTTTTGCCGTTCTCTTAACGCCGAAGTGCTGAAAAAGCTGGCTGAGGTGGAGAAAGCCCAGAATGATTTTAAGGAAAAATTAGAATCTCATATCAAGATGGACGACGAGCGGGAAGCGGACAAAGTGCGGGCCAATATCCTGCATTTTAACAATGAACTGCTGCGGGACATTCCACACACAAAGGAAGAGTTTGTGGAGATTTTGGCGAAAATCGACTGGTATAACGATTTTTGCGACACACACAAGGACTACCGGAACAGTCGGGCCGTCCATGCTATTGCTAACATAGAACGGGTCTACGATGACCGGATGGTCAAGCATGATTTTCTGTAAGGAGGAAAAACGCCATGTATGAATTTTATGATTTTGTTGAATACTTCTTTTACTGCTATGGCCTTGAGCTTATCGGCATGATTCTGGCCGCCGTCTTCGGCTGCCTGGGTTACGCTGCGAAGCGGATCTACAAGGGCTATATCGATAAGCAGAGCGACAAGCTGGACACGGAAACGAAAATTTCTATTGCCCGGACTGCTGCTAAGTTTGTCGAACAGGCATGGAAGATTCTGCACGGCCCCGACAAGTTGAGAAAGGCCCTGGAAGCTGCCCAGGTCCTGCTTGCCAAAAAGGGCATTGACTTCGACGCCGAGGAAATGGAAATTTTGATTGAAGCAGCGGTGGCGGAGTTTAACGAAGCCTTCCGCAAACCCCTGGACGGCGAAAACGCGAACGCTTCCAGAGATAACACCGAAGACGTCGGCGCGTCCATTGCTGACACCGTAGAAGAGATTATGACCACCTAACGATCATATTTTCCGGAATTTGATCGTTAAACAAAAAAGCCCCGCAGCCTTAACGACTGCGGGGCGCTTTTTATTTCCCTGTTTGCACTTGACTGCAATAGCTTACCAGCGGGAAAGCCTGGGCACACAAATACCGAACGTACCAGCTACGAAGAAAACCCCCGTTACAGTGTTCGTATTTGTTGGTTTTGGCGACCCGGAACGGACTCGAACCGTCGACCTCCAGCGTGACAGGCTGGCGTGCTAACCGACTGCACCACCGGGCCGTAGGACACTCGGAACGGGCTTTATTATAGCAGATCCTTTCCCATTTGTAAAGAGGAAATTTCAAAATATTTCTTTTTTCTTTTTTCCGACCAAAACCGACCTGCTCCATCTTGACAAACGGACAAAATTAGAGTATCCTCAAGACAAGTTTATAGCGTTTGAGTGCCTGCGGTTTGGGCTTCCATCCCGCGGGAGAATAGGAAATCCGGTGCAAATCCGGAACGGTGCCGCCACTGTAAGCGTGGAGGCCTCCGCACAGGACGAAAGTCAGCCATTGGGTGCAATACCTGAGAAGGCCGTGCGGCGGCTGAAGATGCGCAAGTCAGGAGACCTGCTCAAATCGTGTGCTTCCTGCCTGTTTTCGTGTTCAGAAACAGGTAGGCTGTTTTGCTTACGGAAAAACGGCCGGGGCAGTCTTGACGACTGCTCCGGCCGTTTTCTCTTTTGGCCGCCACCCCCTGCGGCCCATTGCTGCGGCAGATTGCCCAAGGCCGCAGTTTCCGGAAAAGCGGCGGCTTTTCCCCTCCCCGGACAGCGGTGCCGACAGACCGCCGCTGTCCGGGCCAGCTATGATTTTTATGCCCGGGTGACGGCTGGTACCGCCCGAACCGGCATGAAAATATAGGGGTATTCTGCCCCCTCCGGCAATGCCGGAATTGATTTACTTACCATAAGATGGAGGAAACTTATGAAATTCACCAAAATTCTGTCTCTGGCGCTGTGCGCCTGCGTCCTGCTGAGCGTTACCGGCTGCGGCAGCAAGAACACTGAGACCAAGCCTGCCGAAACCCAGCCCGCCCAGACCACCCCCGCCCCGACCCAGGCCCCCGAAACCCAGGCTGCCGAAACCCAGAGCACCGAAAGCAAGCCTGTGCTGCTGGTGGTGTCCTTCGGCACCAGCTACAATGACACCCGGGCCAAGACCATTGACGCTGTGGAAGCCGAGCTGCAGGAGGCTTACCCCGACTACGAGGTTCGCCGTGCCTTCACCAGCCAGATCATCATCGACATTCTGAAAGAGCGGGAAAACCTCACCATCGACAATGTGACCGAGGCTATGGAGCGTCTGGTTGCCGATGGTGTGAAGGAAGTTGTTGTTCAGCCCACCCACATTATGACCGGCTTTGAGTATGACGACATGGTCAAGGAGGTTTCTGCCTACGAAAGCAAGTTCGACTCCCTGAAGATCTCCAAGCCCGTGCTGACGGACGACGCTGACTACGATGCCGTGGTGGAGGCTCTGGTGGCCGAAAACAGCCAGCTGGAAGCGGAGGATACCGTGCTGGTGTTCATGGGCCACGGCACTGAGCACGAGGCCAACACCACCTATGCCAAGCTGCAGGAGAAGCTGAACGCTGCCGGTCACGAAAACTACATCATCGGCACCGTGGAAGCCACCCCCACGCTGGAAGATGTGGTTGCCGCCGTCAAGGCCAGCGGTGCGAAGAAGGTAGTCCTCAGCCCCCTGATGATCGTTGCCGGTGACCACGCCAACAACGATATGGCCGGTGACGAAGAGGACTCTTGGAAGAGCATCCTCACCGCCGAGGGCTTCGAGGTCAGCTGCCAGCTGAAGGGTCTGGGCGAATACGAGGCCATCCGTCAGATCCTCATTGCCCACGCTGCCGATGCCATGAAATAATTTTGTAAATCCACGCCGAGCTTCCCTGTGGTCTTTTCGCCGCAGGGGAGCTTTCCGTGCATTATTTGGAGGTAGAAATATGAAAAAGATCGTCCTTATTCTTCTGAGTGCCCTGCTGCTGTGCGGCTGTGCCGCCCCCGCTACCCAGCCCACCACCATTGCTTCTGCCGCAGCCACCGCCCCGACCCAAGCCCAAACCGTCCCCCAGACCACCGAGCAGGCTGCCGAAACGCCTGCCCAGCCCCTTCCCCAGCCTGTGCTGGCAAGCCAGCTTCACGATGGCGCATACGAAATCCAAGTGGATTCCAACTCCTCCATGTTCAACATCGTCAAGTGCATTCTGAAAGTGGAAAACGGCGCCATGACCGCCGAGATGACCATGAGCGGCCAAGGCTATGGCCTCCTCTACATGGGCACCGGCGAAGAAGCCGCAGCTGCGCCGGAAGCAGAGCACATCCCCTTCCAGCTGGATGCCGATGGCAGCAAGGTTTTTATCGTCCCTGTAGAAGCCCTGAATCAGGAAGCAGACTGTGCCGCCTGGAGCATCCGCAAAGAAAAGTGGTATGACCGGGTGCTGGTATTCCGCTCTGACCTGCTTCCGGAGTCCGCATTTTTGGAGGCATAAGCCATGAAACGCATCCTTTCTCTGATTCTGATTGCCGCCATAAGCATCCTGCTGCTGGCAGGATGCGCAGGCAAAGAGCTCACCGACGGCAGCTACACCGCAGAAGTCCGGCTCTCCGGCGGCAGCGGCCGGGCCAGTGTCGCTTCCCCGGCCAAGGTCATCATCCAGCAGGGGCAGGCCACGGCCACCATTGTCTGGAGCAGCCCCTTTTACGAATTTATGGAGGTAGATGGCAAGCGCTATGAGCCCCTGAGCAACGACGGCACTTCCATCTTCCAAATCCCCATCCGCTTTGACGAAGAAATCCCCGTCAGCGCCTCCACCGTGGCCATGAGCCAGCCCCATCTGATCGACTACACCCTATATTTTGACGCATCCAGTTTGAAGGATGCTTCCTAAAGGAGAATTTTCCAATGAAACGAATGGCTGCCCTATTTCTGATTGCCGCCCTTTTGCTCAGCGGCTGCGCCCAGAGCCAACCTCAGACGGGACTGGGCAACGGCTGGGAGCCGGAGGAAACCATGGCTCTGGACTACGCCCACGAATTTTCTGTGGAGTACTATGCCGGCGGCTATAAGCTCATCTGTTTGAAAGACGGCAGCCGCTTTCTGGTGGTGCCGGAGGGGGCTGAAGTCCCCAAGGGCATTGCCAGAGACATTGTCCCCCTGCGCCAGCCTTTGAACAACATCTATCTGGTCGCCACCGCCGCCATGTGCCTGTTTGACGGTCTTGGCCGAATGGATGCCCTGCGTCTGTCCGGCACACGGCAGGACGGCTGGTATATTGACTCTGCCCGGCAGGCCATGGCCGAGGGCCGGCTGCTCTACGCCGGAAAATACAGCGAACCGGACTATGAACTGATTTTACAGGAAAACTGCACACTGGCCGTGGAATCCACCATGATCGGCCACGCCTCCGATGTAAAAGAGAAACTGGAAGAGCTGGGGATCCCCGTTCTGGTGGATCAGGCCAGCCACGAAACCCACCCGCTGGGCCGCACAGAGTGGATCAAGCTCTACGGCGCTCTGCTGAACGAAGGAAAGAAAGCCCAGCAGCTATTTGACGAACAGAAAACCTACATGGAGCAGGCTGTTCAGGGGCAGTCTACCGACAAAACCGTAGCCTTCTTCTACATCAGCTCCACCGGCCATGCCGTCGTCCGCAAAAGCGGAGACTATGTCAGCAAAATGATCGACATGGCCGGCGGCAACTATGTTTTTGCCGATCTGGGGGATCCTCAGTCCGGCACCTCCACCGTGAACATGGAAATGGAGCAGTTTTTCGCTGCCGCCAAAGATGCCGATGTGGTGATCTACAACAGCGCCATCAGCGGCCAAGTCCACTCTCTGGAGGAGCTGATTGCCCGCAATCCCCTGCTGGCCCAGTTCAAAGCGGTGCAGACCGGCAATGTCTGGTGCACCAGCCAGAATATGTATCAGGAAATTTTGCAGCTGGGACAGATGACCCAGGAGTTCCGTCAGGTGTTTACCACTGCCGATCCTGAATCTCTGAACCTGCGCTTTCTATATCATTTAACCTAAGCCAAATGGAAAGAGGTCTTTCTATGAACAACCAGACCCACACCCCCCTGCTGGGCAGTCTGACCCGATTCAGCATCGTTATGCTGGCTTTATCGACGCTGCTGCTGTGGGGGCTGGTGCTGAATGTGAATACCGGCTCCGTCCCCATTCCGGCGGGGCAGATTTTCCAAATGCTCTGGCAGGGTATTGCCAGCGGCGATCTGGACGCCTCCACCGCCAGCACCATCCTGTTTCGCATCC